GACCTGCTGGAGTTCCCCAAGAGCCAGTACCTTGTGGTGGGAGTGAAGCCCGTGAAGCGGCGCGACCCGAACGCAGGGCTGCGCTTCACCGTTTTGGCCGTTCGCCTGGGAGAGCTGGAGCAGCGCACCATCGACGTCTTCACTCGCTATGCCGACCGTAACGGTGGGCAAATCATCTGGCCCTGCACCTGGAATCCCCGCAAGAAGAAGTCCCGCACCTTCGAGGAGTTGATGAGGGGTGGCCGTTGAAGCTCAAGCCTCACATGCGCGTAGCTCCGGCGCCTATGGAATCGGCCTCATCACCTGCCGCAAATTCACCAGAAGATACCGCCCACCCTACCGGTAGGGAATAACTCTTGCACCCTACCCCCCACCTGTGGCATCCTCGCTCTCATGTCCTCAGAGGAAGCAAAGCCGTGGGAACGCCAAGACGGAGAGAGCCAAGAAGCCTACGAGGCTTTCACCGCTTACCTCGAAATGGGGGCCACCCGCTCGCTTGCTAAGGTGGGGGAGCTGTTGGTTAGCCCTGAATACCCGGGCGGCAAGTCACGGCAACTAATGGAGAAGTTCAGCGCGCGCGACCGCTGGCAGTACCGGATCCTGGCGTATGACCGGATGATGGCTCGTGAGATCACGAACCGCGTGGTGGTGGGAACGGCTGAAATGCGGGAGCGGCAGGCGCGGCAGGGGATGAACATGACGGCGCGCGCGGCTGCTCGGTTCATGTCTATGAGCGCGGAGGAGATCAAGAAGCTTCCAGTGGGGCAGGCTGTGGCGGTGGCCCGGATGGGGATGGAGATGGAGCAGCGGGCGCGGGCCGTCTCGGCGGAGGAGCTGGCGCTTCAGGAGCGCGAGGACGTGCCAAGGTTCACGATCAAATTCATCGGAGGAGCGCCGGACGATATGGTCTGCGTGCGCCTGGGTGAGACGATCGGCTACATCCCGAAGGACCGGGTGGACGAGTTCAAGGCCGACTGGCCGGAAGCGACGGTAGTGATATGAAGCAGTATTCATTCAAAGACGTGTGGGCGGCCCTCTGGTCGCTCGCGACGATGGCCGCGCTGGTATGGGACATCCTGTGGCTGGCGCGGCAGTGGGGGTTGCGATGAGCATGCTGGGATACGGCAAAGGCGCGTTCAGTAAAGAATGGTTTCCCGCTGGTTTCAGTGGCGACCATCGCGTGAGGGATTGGGGTTCGATCCATGGCCCAACCATCGAGTGCGTCTGTGGCGCTGTCTTTGGCGCTGCCTCTCAGCCGCCGCGCGACCTCAACCCTATGGTGATGGTGGCTAATCTCTTCATCCATCACTGCGAGTGGTTGGAGCCGGCGAAACCGCTGGGCGGACCTGAAGCCATGCGCGCCTCTCGCCTGGCTGACCTCGACCTCGACCTGCGGAAGAGGGTGGAGACGCTAGAGGCGCTAACCCTGGCGCATGCGGCGGCGCTGGGGGCGGTGGTTCATCCTCCCGCCGGCTTCGAGCGTGCGATGGACCCCTACGAGTACCGCGTCCCGATCTGCGAGGTCTGCTATCGCGCTCTGGATTTGAAGGCCTGGACGCTCGCGCCGGAAACCCACGGGGACAAGCGGATTCCGGTCTGCGAAGTCTGTGCCGGTAATTTCCCGACTATCATGATCCGCGAGATGGTAGAGGAGCGGCGGGCGCGAGGAGCAACGGTGCATAATGCCTGACCCCTGGCCGGTCATCACGCTCTGGGTAGTGAGCCGCGGGCTGGTGACGACGGACATGCCACCGCTGCCCGTGACTGAGACCTCAGTGATCGGCGTTTTTCATGACGAGCTGGCCGCCCTCGAAGCGATCGAGAAGCTGGATGAGGGGATCGGCCGGTATTGGGATATCGACACCTGCTGCCTCGATGAGATCGGCGGCGGCCGCGTCCACGGATATGGGCAGGAAACGTGGAAGGCGCGCCTGGCGCTGCTGAGGACCAAGTGAAGCTGACGAAGGGCCAGCGGGCCATCCTGTTCTCGATGTTCGATGGCTGCTGCGCCTACTGCGGGTGCGAACTGCTGCCTGGCTGGCACGCCGATCACGTCGAGCCGATCATCCGCGAGGGTAAGAAGAAGGAGCTGGAAGACGGGCGCACCACCTACGGCTATATCCAGACTGGGCGCTGCGACCATCCTGAGCGCGAGAACTTCGCCAACCTCGTGCCGGCGTGCCGGTCCTGCAACATCAACAAGGGCTGCACCCCGCTGGAAGTCTGGCGCGACTGCCTTGAGCGCATGGTTGACGGTCTGCGCCGGGATCATCCGTCCGTCCGCATTGCCGAGCGGTTCGGCCTCATCACCCAGACGAAGACGGTGATTGTCTTCCACTTCGAAGCGGTGAGGGCTAAGTGATCCCAGATAGCCCAGAGGAGCAGCCGAAGCCGCTTGACGTCAGTGGGGCCTTCCAGCGTGCCGGCGGATATGTGAAGCGGACCGACGTTCTGCTCCACTACGGCGGCTTCGCCATCCCGAACGAAGGCCAGTGGACGCTCCACTTCCATGAGAAGTTCGAATTCCTGTTCGTCCCCCACCGCTTCAAGGTGATGGAGGGCGGCCGCGGTGGGATGAAGTCGTGGGCCGTCGCCCGCGCGCTCATCGTCCTAAGCCTGCAGAAGAAGGTTCGGATTCTCTGCGCCCGCGAGTACCAGACCTCCATCGCCGACTCGGTGCACAAGCTCCTGCACGACCAGATCAAGTCGCTCGGTCTCGAGCCGTGGTTCAAAGTCACCAAGGGCCACATCTACTCCTCGAATGGCTCCGAGTTCCTATTCATGGGGCTGGGCGACCTGGGGCAGAAAAGCAATCGCACCAAGATCAAGAGCTTCGAGGGCGTCGATATCTGCTGGGTGGAAGAGGCGGAGTCGATCGGCAAGGACACCTGGGAAGTCCTCATCCCCACCATTCGCAAGGCTGGCTCCGAAATCTGGATCACGTACAACCTCTGCAATGAGGACGACGCCACATACCAGAAGTTCCACGTCGCGCCGCCCGACGATTGCGTCAGGGTGGAGCTGAACTGGCGGGAGAACCACTGGATCAGCAAGGAGCTGCTGGCGGCCAAGGACCATCTCTTCGCGACTGACCCAGAGAGCGCCGAGCATGTGTGGGACGGCAAGATCAAGCAGCACGCTCACGCCGTCATCTTCCGCCACAAGTATGTGCTGGAGAACTTCGCCAGTCCCGACAAGCCCCGCTTCTACCATGGCGTCGACTGGGGCTTCAGCAACGATCCCCTGGTGATGATCCGCGGCTATGTGACGACCGAGAGCGCCGGAATCTATGGCGGGAAAGAGTGCATGGCTGGCGAACACCTCTGGCTGGATGCGGAGAGCTGGGGAGTGGGCGTCGAGATCAACGAGATGGTGGCGCCGAAGCCGGGCGACACGCTGCCTGGCGGCCACAAGTTCGCCTTCGAGAAGGTTCCGACCTACCGCCAGTGGCCGGTGAAGGCTGACTCTGCCCGGCCAGAGCTCATCAGCTACGTCAAGAACAAGGGCATCAACATCACGGCGGCCGAGAAGTGGTCTGGCTCGGTCGAGGACGGCATCGCTCACCTGCGCGGCTTCATTATGATCCACATTCACAAGACGAACTGCCCTCACGCGGCGGAGGAGTTCGGCCTGTATCGGTATGCGGAGGACCGGGTGACCAGCGAGATCCTGCCAGACATCATCGACAAGAACAACCACGTCCCGGATGCGGTGCGCTACATGCTCGACGGCCTCATCAAGCGCCGGGGATCGAGCGCGGTGTGGGCGAAGCTTGGACAAACCGGTTTGTGACTCCCTGATTTTGACCCCATGGTATGGTGTTTCCAGCATTCGACATGCAACTGCTCCCCTGCTTCTGGCGAGGTGCGGGGAGCGATTTTTCTGGGCGACATCCATGGCTAAATTTCTCACCAGATTGATTCCGTTCATCTTTTGCATCCTGTTCACGGTTCTGCTCCGCGCGCAGGTGACGAGCCTGTATCTGGCCGGTGGCTCCTGGAGCCCTGCTGCCTCTCCCGCGTTTGCTGGCTCCGCTCTGTACGCCCATCGCGTGGCCGCGACCGGTACTTACGCCTTCACCATGGTCGACGCTGTCCCTGAGACCGTTGCTCCCTTCCTCGTCTCGACCAACATCGGCATCGGCGTAGCCCAGAAGATCGTGACCATCGCTGGCGTGCCCATCTTCGTTCCCTCAGCCGCCGGCATCTCCCTCACCGGGACGAACACCGGCTGGGCATGGACGACCGGCCTGGGCGCTCCCATTCAAATCCGCAAGACGAACTGGTACTGCATGCCCACTATCCGCATGCTGAAGTCCTCCGTCTCTGGCGGCTCGGGCTACCAGCCGATCCTCGGGGTTCTGATAGGCTGGGGTCAATGACCGACCGACCCTCCATCCAGCTCCCGCGCCAGCTCACCGTCGAGGACCACATTGCCATCCGGCAGATAGTCCTGCACTACAGCCCAGTCCGCCCGCTCCGTCCCGCGCCTGGCTATCCCCGCGACCATCAGCGCCACATCATCACGATCGGAGGACCGAATGATCCTTGCCCTGCTCTTCGCCTTGTTCATCCCGCACCCGTGGATCGGTGACACCTTCCACCCCGGCCAGACCATCACCTATGCCTACCGTGGCAAGCTGCCCATTGGAGCGGTGAAGATCGTCCTCTCGAATGAGCGCGGCATGGAGCTGTTCACGCCTGGGGAGATCGAGGGAGCTCGCAAGGCCAAAGACCTCGTGTTCGTGTGCCCGGCGGTGAAGGATGGGTACTACCAGATTGCCGAGGTGGAGAGCGGCGCGCGCGTCCAGTACGGGCAACTCGATGGGCGCTCAGGGTTTTACGTGGAGTCAATCCGGTCGCATTGAAAGGGGGACGGCGGAAATTGCCAGAGCTGGGAGAGGTCACCTACGGGTGACCTTTTCTATTCCTATGGGCAAAGGTAGGGTGTACTCTCTGGATTCGCGTGGTAACGTCCTCACATTGTTGCTCCAATAGTGAGGCGGACCCTGTGGGTAAAGTAAGTGTGGCTGGCGCAGCGCGCTCGGCGAAGGCGGCGGAGAAGAAAGTTGTCAAGGACCGGGCGAAAACCGCGAAAACCGGTGCAAAGGACAGCTTTCAGAACTTCGCGACCCAGACGGGGATCGGCACCAACAACGTCAGCAGCGCGGCGAACTATGGGTTCAACCCCATCACGCGCGACCGGACGATGCTGGAGTGGATGCACCGTGGCAACTTTATTGCTGGCCTGGCTGTGGATATTATCGCGGACGACATGACGCGCGCCGGGGTGGAGTTCAAGGGCGAGCTGAAGCCAGCCGAGGCTGAGAAGCTGGAAGAGGCAGCAACCCGCCTGAACGTCTGGGGCAAGGTGAACAGCGCGGTCAAGTGGGGCCGGCTATACGGCGGCGGCCTGGGGATCAATCTGGTGAAGGGCCAGAACTATTCGACACCGTGGGATCCGACAGCAATCGGGAAGGATCAGTACAAGGGACTGCTGGTGGTGGATCGGTGGATGGTGGAGCCCTCCCTCAACGATCTCGTCACCGAGGAAGGGCCGCATCTAGGCCAGCCAAAGTTCTACACCATCGGATCGAACGCTCCTGCTCTGAGGCTCCAAAAGGTTCACTATTCGCGAGTGATCCGGATGGAAGGGACCGACATCCCGTACCAGCAACGCCTCATGGAGAACCTGTGGACGACTTCTGTTTATGAGCGCATCTACGACCGGATGGTTGCCTTCGACTCGGCAACGCTAGGCGCTGCCCAGCTCGTCTATAAGGCCTATCTCCGGGTGATCAAGATTCCGGGCCTCCGCGGCATCATCGCTGAAGGTGGCTCGTCGATGAACGGCGTCGCCAAGTTCGTCGAGTGGATGCGGATGTTCCAAGTCTCCGAGGGCATCACTCTCCTGGACGGCGAGGATGAGTACACAGAGCATGGAGCGACCGCGTTCTCTGGCCTGGCTGAAGCCCTCATCCATTTCGGGCAGCAGATCAGCGGCGCGCTCGGGATTCCGCTGGTGCGCCTCTTCGGCCAGTCACCCGCCGGCCTCAACTCCACTGGCGACTCCGACATGCGCCTCTACTACGACACGATCTTCCAGCAGCAGATGCTTCACCTTCTGCAGCCCATGACGAACGTGTATCGTGCGATCGCGCTCTCTGAGGGGATCACGCTCCCGAAGGGTTGGGGCATCAAGTTCCGGCCACTCTGGCAGCTCGACGAGATCGAGAAGTCCGAGGTTGCCGCGAAAGATGCTCAGACCGTCGTCAGCCTTATGGAGGCGGGAGTCTACACGCCGCCCATCGCCCTGCGCGAGATGAAGCAGTCCTCCCAGGTCACTGGGCGTGGAACGAACATCCGCGACGAGGACATCGCCGAGGCAGAGGCGTTGATGCTGGCGCCGACGCCGGAGAAGGTCGCGGTTGCCGAGGTGAACCATGGCGACCCGATTGAACCCGATCCAGCGGCCAATCCGGCCGTAGCAGGAGGCGCGAAGAAGTGAGGAAGGCTTGCATTAGCAGTCGTCTCATCTTCCACAACGCGCCACCCGCCCCACCGCCGGAAGCTCCCAGCCAGTCGCGGGAGATCAAGACCTGCGAAGGGTGCGGTCGGCTATTCGTCCGCATCCCCAAAAGCCAGAGCAATCCGCGGCCCCAACGTGACTGCGATGAGTGCATAGCCAACCCGCCCGTCGAGGATGAGAACGCGGGCGTGGTATACAGGAGCTATCGAGTTATCGGAGTCAAGTTCAAGGGGTGACCGCCATGTGCGAATGCAGCAAGAAGAAACCAGTTGCCGATGCGAGTACTCGGCGAGAAGCCGAGACGATCAAGGTGGGTAAGCGCACCATCGTAATCCACCGCAAGCCGAAGGCCTAGATGCCGACCGCACGCCAGCAAGCCGCCCTCGCGCGGCGCAATGCCCGCCTCCAGTTCTCGAGGTCGCGCATCGTCGAGCGTGAGTTCCAGACCCAGCTCTCCGCCGTCGGTCGCCAGATTGGCGTCATCATCAAGGGCTTCATCGACGCTGGGCGTGTGACCGACCTTCCCGCGCTCACTGAGGCCATGGACTCCTACTCCATCCTCCTGGGCCCTTGGGCTGCGGCGGTGGCCGCGAAGATGCAAGCGCGAGTCGCTGTGCTGGACAAGAACGCCTGGACGGTCATGAGCCGGTCGATCGGATCCAACCTCCACCGCCTCATCGAATCCGCCCCCATCGGCGGCACCCTCAAGATGCTTCAGGCCGAGCAGGTCACGCTCATCACCTCACTCCCGGCTGAGGCTGGCGCCCGCGTCCACCAGCTCACCCGCGAAGCCATCGTTTCAGGCCGGCGAGCCGAGGACGTCATGCGCGATATCCTTGACTCCGGGAAGGTCAGCGTCAACCGCGCGCGCCTGATTGCCCGGACTGAGGTAGCCCGCACGGCCTCGCTGCTCACGGAGACGCGCGCCCGGCATATCGGCTCAGATGGCTATTTTTGGCGCACGGTTCAAGACAGTGATGTTCGATCGCAGCACCGCGCCCTTGAGGGAAAGTTTATTCGATGGAACGAACCACCTGCAGCGGGCGTGGGCAAAGGAGGAGCGCCGCAGTTTTATCATGCCGGCCAAGGGCCAAATTGCAGATGTGTCGTGGGGAGCACGCTTTTAGGACTTCAGGATGGTCTTCGAGCTCTTTGGAGAGCGCCATTCCGCGGTGACATTCATCGAGTAACTGTCGCTGGAGTTTCGTTTGACTGTACACCTAACCACCCCATACTGACCGCTAGGGGCTGGGTGGCGGCAAAATCTCTGCAAAGGGGCGATTATGTCGTCCAGACGTTCGGTGATCCAGTCGGCCCGATCGAACACGATAAATATCACAGATCTGTATCCTTCGCGGATCTGTTCGAAGCGGTGCGAATAGGCGCCATAAGTACCCCGAAGGCAAAAGCGGATTTCTATGGCGACATCCCCTGCGGAGATGTCGACCATGTATCGCTTGAATTTATGCTGGAGCGCGACAGGGAAGCCTTTCTCGGCAAGAGCGTTGGCGATTTCCTTCTCCCCGTACCCAGGCATGGCTTCTCCTTGATTCCTCCTCTTGACGCCGAGCTCTATGAGGCGCCGGGTGATGGCGAGCCTGTTGACCCCATATTCTCTGGAGAGAGCGAGTTCGCTCTTTCCTCCGATATAGGCCGCCGCGATAGCTTCGGAGGGGAGATTCTTTCGTCCGTTGCCTTCGCCAATACGCAATCCATGCGGAATGATAGTCCCAAGTTTGCGGACTTCTTTGGAGAGAGTGTCAGGGCTTACGCCAAGTCTGGTAGCAGCGTCTTTGACTTTCAATCCCGAACTTATAAGTTTCTGCCCTTTGAGAATCAAATCTCGCGTGAAGACTCTCTTCATGTTTTTACCCTCAATTCAATGACTGGATGGTATGGTGTGACGCCTTTGAATATCATATCAAGGAATTGCTTTCCGGAGCCTCACATCCCATGGCTGTAATCACCGATCAAACCGTCCTCGCACTGCGCGTTGAGCAGGGAGTCGAAGTGCTGGTCGCGGTCCACTGCAAACCGATCTCGGGGAGGGATTCCGGTGGCCGCTGGCTGTCGATGGAGCTGGAGATGGAAGTGGTCCTCGCGCTCGATGAGGACGGCATCTCGATTCCCGCTGAAATCGACGGATATCCACAGTGACACGATACTACTATTCTGCTACTAATTGAGCCATGCTAATTGAAGCCGAGAAGCTAGACGAAATTGCCCAGTCGACGTTCGAAGCCTACTGGCGCCACATGGAGCGGCACCACCCGGACAAGATCGAAGGCGCCCCAATCGACCAGCAGAAGTGGGAGAACTGCCCGGAAGACGTTCGGCAGATCTGGCGCATGATGGCCGCCGCTGCTCTCGAAGCGTACACGAGTTTTGATGAGGAAGAGGGCGGTCTCAGCGCCACCCTCCGCCGCATCGAAAGCAACACCGAACAAATCCTCGAGGAGACAAAGAAAATTATGGATGGACAAGACGTTCTTGACAGCAGCCTTACGACGGTTGAAACCGACCTCGCCGCCCTGGGCACCGAACTTACCACTGCAATCGCTGATTTGGAAGCGAAGGCGGCCGGTACGCCCATTGACTTCACGCCCGAAGTGACCCGTCTGCAAGCTGTTGCTGCGACGCTCACCTCGCTCACCGCTTCTGCAACTTCCGCCGATCCTGGCGCTGGCTCGACTCCCGCCGCTGGCGACAGCTCGACGGGCACTGCCACTTCCTGAGTCCGGTCTGGCAACCGCAGAAAGGCCGTCCTTCGGGGCGGCTTTTCTGTTACAGTAGGCCCACATGCCAAGCCCAATGCTCTGCCTCATCAGCGACATTGCGCGCGCTCATGTAGACGAAACCCGCGCAGCCGCAGGACTTGAGCCTTGGCCGTGGATCGAGGATGATATGGCGACGTACTACTGCGAACCCTGCAAGCGGCGCTCCCAGATGCGGGAAGCAACCATCAAGGTCGACGGCGAGCCGATGTGCCGATTCCATCAGGGCACACTCACCCACTCCAAATCCGTCACCGAGCAGCTTGTGGCGGCGTCCATTGTCCCCAAGCCGCCCTCGACCGGACTCTGCGCCCTTGGTTGTGGTAGACCGATCCACCGCGGACGCTGCGCTGGTCTTCAGAATGCCGGGAAGCTAGTGACCAAGCCTGGCGCTCCTAACCCCTTCGTCGAGAATCCCCGGACAGAGGTTCATCGTCCTGCTCGAGTTCCAGTGGAAGTCTCCATCGTTGAGCCCGAAGATGGCGATCCCGGCTGCTTCACTTCCGATGGGCAGGCGCTCTCGGTGGGGTGTGGGCTTCCAAAGATTGAAGGCATGGACTTGGAGTTCCCGGAGGCCAACGCGGAGGCCGACCCTGGCCCCGATCCGGTGGTCGCCGACTATCTGGCGGATGAGGCGAAGCTCATCGCTGAAAAGATGACCTTCGGCAAGAGCCTCCCGCCTGGATATATCGAGGTCGATGTAGTGATTCCCAAAGAGCAGATGGCGGCCGTTCTCGACGGAAGCTCGGGCGTCAGCGTTGGGTACACAGTTCGCGACGTCCAAGTAGATTCGATTCGAATCGTCCCGAACCCCCGCAACCTCGACAAGCTGCAATCCCGCACCATCAAGTTCAGCGACATCCCGCCGGAGGCCGCCGCTGTCAAGAAGTCCTCTGGCCGCCTCGGGGAGATCTGGAAGGCGCTCATCGCTCTTGGTGAGGATGAGGTCGAGGAAGTGTTGAACCGCGACCGCGCGCATGCCACCATCACTCTCGTGCACATCCGCAAGCGAGCGAGGCTGGAGGGTCGTACGGTGAAAGAGAAGCGCAGTGCCGACGGTAAGGTGCTCTGGCTGTGGTTGGAGGGAGAATGAGAAAACCGCTTACCCTTGGAATCTGTGTGATCCCGCCCAGCTACGTCCGCGCTGGCGAGATCATCCGCATCAAGCTCTTTCCCCGCAACGTCCCATGGCATGCGAGGGCGCGCATGTTCCTCGCCAGTAGCAGCGGTCCGGTGATGGCTTCGCGCTGGAGTAAGCGCCGGTTCTCGATCGACACGACCGGCCTGGCTCCGGGAATGTACTCGGTGAAGGCGCACCTGGAGGTGGACTATGCGCTGCAGGCTGACGCGGTTGCCACCTTCCTCATCATCGCGGGTTCGGCCCGGGTGTAGGATGCCATCATGCCTCGGACACCGGCCGCCTACTGCCCAGCTCGGATTCCATTCCTCCGCTTCTGGTCGAGAGTGTGCGGTCAGCTATACCCCGGCGGCGCGACCTATTGCCCCGCCTGTCTGACCCCGCGACGTATCGTTCGCTTTCCCCGCCCCGCCCGCATCCCACACATCGACATCGCCATGGAAGCCCTGCGGATGTGCGTTGAGCGCGCGAATCATCGGATCGGGCAGGAGTACTTCACGGTGGATGAACTTCTCTCCGACGCCAAAGAAATGCGCCTCCTGGGCTGCGCTTATCAGCGAGCCGAGAGGGACACCCCCGACACCTCGCTCTAGCCTCTTGACGCCAGCCCTACCATTGGCTCATGAACACTCTCGTTCTGCCAGTCTCCCTCAGCTTCACATCCGACGGCACTTCGACCGCGCTGGTCTTCGACCTCTCGACCCAGCCGGCGAATGTTGACTGTAAAGGTTCCCAGATCGCTGGGCTGCAGAGCGTGACCCTGGCTGGATCGGGCGGCGCTCCCATCGCTGGCGTCGAGGCGACCGTCGCAGGAACCGTCGTTACCGTCACATTGCCCAGTATCTTGCCGCCGCTGAATGTCAACAGCGTCCTCATCGTCTACGTCCTAAGCTTCCTCGTTCAATTTGCCAACGCCGCCTAGGATTCCGGATTCCGGAATCTTGGGGGTTGACACCCGGGATATAAACCTTTCAGGGACATCAGCCGTACACAGGAGCAACCAAGTGAAGATCAAAAGCATCGTTCTCTCCGCCATCGCAGCCATCGCCATCGCGCTCTCTGGCGCTTCCCCAGCTCTGGCCCAGACGACCTATCTGCCGAACGCGACGCAGACCGTAAGCCCGAACGTCCTGATTGGCACCTTCACCGCGACTGCGACCTCGCAGACCAGCGGAGCCTTTACGACCTTCGGCCAGTCCGGAATCTCGATCAGCGTGGTGGGCACCGCCCTCACGACCGCCACCTGGGCAGTGCAGGGATCCAACGACGGAGTGAACTTCTTCCCGATCCTTCAGGCGGCCATCGCCGTACCCGGCACCACCGCCGTCACTGAGACCGCGACTGTCAATGGGATCTACATTGCGAACGTCGCGAACCTTGTGAAGATTCGAATCGTGACCAGCGGTACATTCACCGCGACAAACGTTCTGTTTCGCATCGTAGGTTCGCCCAACAAGGCGCTCCTGTAAGGAGCTGCCATGTCACGCGATGCAAAGTCTCGCTTCTACACAGTCGAGAAGCTGGGGCCAAATCAGGAGAAGACGCCCGAAGGGTTCCTTCTCTGCCGTAATGTACCGATTGCACGGACTGGGGTTCAGCTCTATGGCCCCGGCGAGTCGCCAGTAGAAGTTGGGCCAGACGGGATCGCTTGGGTTAGCCGGGATGCGAAAGACGTTTTCCACCCGGACACGATAGCGAGCTTCCACGGGAAACCGGTCGTAAACGACCACCCCATGGAGGATGTAACACCGGAAACCTGGGCGCTGCTTGCCAAGGGGACTGTGTTGGACCCGCGACGCGGGGAAGGCATCGAGGACCACCTCCTCATCGCTGACCTGCTCATCACGGACCAAGAGATGATCGACCTGATTCTGGCTGGCAAGGTCGAAGTGAGTTGTGGTTACGACGCCGAGTATGAAGAGACGGACATCGGCCGAGGTAACCAGATCGAGATCGTGGGAAACCACGTAGCAGTTGTAGAAGCTGGGCGCTGCGGCCCCCAGTGTGCGGTTAGGGATCACGCCCGAAAGGGCTTTGGAGGAAACACCGTGGCAAAGACGAAGACTCTCACATTCGATTCCGTCCGCAAGTCGCTCAAGGCTGGCATCATCCGGCGCTACCGCGACTCCCGCGTCTCCACCGGCGATCCCGTCAAGGACGCCGAGAACGAGAAGGAGTTGGAAAAGGCTCTCGATGCGGAGCTTGAGAAGGTCGAGGATGCAGCCGAGGGTGAGGGTGGCGACGTTCATGTCCACCTGGGCGGCACCGAAGATGCAGCCGCGTTCGACGCCAAATTCGAAGCCTACGATGCCAAGTTCGCAGCCTTCGACAAGCGCGTGAAGGATCTGGAAGAGAAGGAAGAGGCCCGCGACAAGAAGCACCGCGACGAGGATGTCACGGATGCGGAGGAGGAGGAGCTGGAGAAGGAGACCGGCACCAAGGACGCACGCAAGGCCCGCGATTCCGCTCACTTCGTCGACAGCTTCCAAGAGGTCATCGCGACCGCCGAGATCATCGCGCCTGGCATCAAGAAGCCGACCCTCGACGCCGCTCTCTCTCCCAAGAAGACTCTGGATCAGATCTGCCAGTTCCGCCGCAAGGCTCTGGGGATCGCAGCTATGACCCCGGCGGGTGCAGTCATCGTCGCCGAGCATGCTGGCTCCAAGGTCTTCACCGCGGACTCGATCACTGGCCTGAGCTGTGGCGAGGTTCGGAACCTGTTCAACGGCGTGGGCGCGACGATGCGCCTGGTGAACGATGCCGCCAAGCATTCCGAAGCCAATCGTGGCACGAATGATGGCAAGACCAAAGTTCTCGACTTGAACGCTCCGGCCACCACGCCCGCCGAGTTCAATGCCAAGGCCGCCGCTTTCTGGGCGAAAGAGAGCAATTAGCTCGGGCCTCTGAAGTTCACCGCAGCACCGTAGCACTGACTTTGCACCGAAAGGGACTCTCCAATGACCTTCCTCGATTCGATTCTCGCAGCCTTCCGCACAAAGCCCGTTGCTGGCAAGCGCCTCGGGCGTCACAAGGTTCGCGACATCGCGATCACCTACCGCGTGGGCGCTGGCGTTCCGGGAACGATCTCTCGGATCAACCCCACTCCCACCATCGAGCCGACGCTCATTGACGCGGCGAATCCTCCGACGGTCTTCGGGCAGCCGGTCATCATCGACGCCACCTCGCAGGGCGTACGTCCCCTGACTGTAGGCGACGTCACGATCTACGGCATCACCGTCCGGACCTACCCCTTCCAGCAGTGGTCGGGAAGCCTGAACGTCGCCCTCGGCGTAGCCGGCGGAATCGACATCGGCGCTGCCAACATCCTTCGCTCGGGCTACATCATGGCCCAGATCAACGGAACGCCCGTCAAGGGTGGCACCGTGTATATCTGGACCGCCGCCTCTTCCGCCCCGCACGTACAGGGGGGATTCGAAGTGGCGAACCCTGGCGGTTCTGGCTTCGCACTTCCCGCAACTACGACCTATCAGGGTGGCGTTGATTCCACCGGCGTAGGTGAGATCGCCTACAACATCTAAGGCGCGGTCTCGACCAACCTTTCGTTCTAACCCGAGCCGGGGCGGCACCCCGGTATGCATCACCAGATTGATTCCGGGAGAATAAGCAATGCTCACCTTCGACAGCCAGCGCACAATCGACAGCAACGGCAACGCACTCGGCAAGCCGCTGGGCCAGAAGACCCAGACGCATGACGGCCGTTACGTGGACTCCACCGGCGCGTTCTTCCTCGGAGAGCTGGAGCGTCTCGACATGACGCTGAACATGCCCCTCATCGATATCAAGTGGTCGCGCGACATCGACACCCGTGAGGACGTGTCGATTGCGGACGACGCCAGCTCCTACACCCTCTCGACGTTCTTCTCGAACGGCGGCCTCGGTGCAGGACAGGGTATCGGCAACGGCAAGAGCTGGGCTGGCAAGAACGCCAACCAGATTGCCGGCGTCTCGCTGGACATCGCGAAGATCGCCAACCCGCTGACCCTCTGGGCCAACGAGCTGGGCTATACGATCCCCGAGATCGAAGCGTCTGCCAAGATCGGTCGTCCGATCGACCAGCAGAAGTTCGAGGCGATGAGCCGCAAACACGAGATGGACACCGATGAGCAGGTCTACATCGGCGACACCGGCTTCGGCTATACCGGCCTGTTGAACAACAGCAAGGTCTCCACGGTCACGAATCTCCCGCAGGGCGCGCAGGGTGGCACCACCTGGGCGAGCAAGTCCCCCGACGAGATCCTGAACGACTTCAATTTCATGCTGACGACCGTTTGGGCCGCTTCCGCCTGGGCAGTCATCCCGACCGACATCCTCATCCCGCCCGCGCAGTACGGCTACATCGCGACGGCGAAGGTGGCGACGGCTTCTGGCCTTATGTCGATCAAGCGGTATATCGAGGAGAACAACCTCCTCACCGCGGACGGCAAGGGACGGCTCTCCATCCGCTCCACCAAGTGGGCAGTTGGCGCAGGCGTCGGCGGCACGATCGGCACGACCGGCACTGTGGACCGCGCAACGGTCTACACCAAGGACAAGCGGTTCGTGCGCTTCCCCAAGACCATGCTGCAGCGCACCCCGGTCGAGTATCGTGGGCTTTATCACCTCACGACCTACTACTGCAAGCTCGGCGTTGTCGAGATGCCTTACCCAGAAACGGTCGGCTACTTTGATGGGTTGTAGTGGTTAGTTATAATAGAAATCTGTTAGAATGGAGTCTCCTTAGGAGGCTCCATTTTTATGTCCGCAAACATCTACTATGTCTATATCTTGAGTCGTGAAGACGGCACGCCTTTCTATGTCGGGTTTGGCAAGGGCAATCGCTGGCTCGATCACGAGCGGTCTTGCAAAAGCAAGGAGCGCGATAGCCACCGGAGCCGAATCATTCGCGGGATGCTGGAAAGCGGCGTGTCGATTCCCAAGGTAAAGCTGGCTGAAGGCCTAACGAGGGATGAGGCCGTGGCTCTAGAGATCAGAACGATTGCGGAGATTGGTCGAGAACCTCTTGGCCCTCTCGTAAATCAAACGGCAGGCGGCGACGGCCAGCGGGATATGACCCAAGAGTTGCGCGATAGAATTTCGGCTAAAATCAGCGCCGGGCTTGTTGGCAACGCGCGCCGCGCCGGAATCCCGCACTCCGAAGAGACGAAAGCGAAGATTGGTGCAAAGATCAGAGGCCGCGTTCCTGCTGGGATGTCCGACCGGCTAAAAGGGAATACTTATGGCAATCTAAACAAGGGCAAACCGAAGAGCCCCGAGACGAGGCAGAAGATGAAGGAGGCAGCTTTACGGCGGGTCGCGGAAGGGCGTCATCATGTGAAGGTGGGTCACGTCCTATCCCCAGATACGAAAGCGAAGATTGTGGCATCGTTGACTCTTCGTAATAAATCCGCCGAGTCGCGCGCGAAAGTGTCGGCCGCGCTAAAGGGGCATGCGGTATCAGAAGAGACACGATTGAAGATGAAGGCGGGTCAGGTTGCGCGGCGCGTCAGGGAGGCTAAGGCTTGACCTCGGCTGGTATTCTTGCGAGAGATGACGCTTTATGCGCTGCCTTTCGTGAGAGGATGTCCGCATGTCCAATACCCCTGTAATCGTCGCACAACTTCCCAATGCCCCTGCTCCGGTCGCAACTGGATCGAAGCCCGTGGTGACGGATCATGGTCAGATCGACCAGCCGTTGATCCCGTCACCTTCCGCCGGTCCTCAGCCCGGCCAAGCCAAAGCGCAGCTCGAACTGCTCATCACGTCGGTCGAGAAGCAGCTCAAGGGCACCGACATCCCCGAGAAGTCCAAGGCAGGGTTGCAGGGTGCGGTAGACCTCGCCAACGCGGCCTACGTCGATTACAAGCCCGGAGAGCCGGAGGAAGTCCTCAACGTCGCCTACGGCAACCTTCAGGCTGCTCTGCGCCTGGTAGCCGCGGACTTCAACGCCGAGAATGCCATCGACCCCGCGACTGTCGGAAAGTCGACGGCTGCTGAGGTTCCCGATACTCCGGTGCTTGACGCCGGCGACACAGTGAAGATGATCTTCCCCAAGCGCGTGCTGCTCACGGTTGACTACACGCGGTCGATCGACTTCCCTGCGGGTGAGCATCAGGTTCCAGTCGCCCTCTCGACCCACCCGTACCTCGCGCTGAATGGGGTGAAGATCGCGGGCGCGCCGATTCCCGCAATCCCGCCCGTCATCCCCGCAGCCGAAACCCAGCCTGGCGAAGCTGCCAAGACCGCACCTGTAGCCAAGTAGCCGAGGAGGCCCGATGTCCACAACGCCGCCAGTGACCATCGGGTCTTTTCGCGAGGACTTCCCTGTCTTCGCAAACACCGCAACCTGGCCGGACGATCAGATCCAGTTCTGGATCAATATCGCCACCAGCATGCTCAATCAATGCCGCTGGGGAGATCAGTGGAAGATCGCGATCGATCTCTACGTTGCCCACAACATCGTTCTTGAGGCCTACTCTGCGGGAGGCGGCGACCTTCCCGGCCTGGCGCGCGGCGTGGTGAGCGGCGAATCTGGCGCGGCCACCTCCGTCAGCTACGACGTCCCGTCCGCGACCGTTGCTGGAGCCTCGCACTGGAACCTCACCATCTATGGGATCCGCCTGGCGCGCTTGATCTCCTTCTTTGGCGCTGGCCCAATACAGTTCACGGGCAGCTTCTACGGCGAGGGCTACGGCGGTGGTGGCCTGTTCGTTCTGAACGGCATCGTCGGGATCGGACCGGGCTGGCGGAATGGCTAATCCCTCGATCCACGCGCATGTCGTCCTTCACACAAACACGCTGCCGAACTTCATGGCCGCGCTGAAGGCGCTCGGAGATCGGGAGGTGTTGGTTGGCTATCCGGAGAGTACGACTGACCGTGACGACGAGGATGGGCTCACGAACGCCCAGCTCGCAGCAATCCAAGATAAGGGGTCTCCGGCACAGGGCATTCCGCCCGGAAATTTCATGGAGGACGGTGTTGAGGAGAAGAAGGTGGAGATTATCGCCGCGCTGAAGGCTGGAGCCACCGCTGTCCTCGATGGCAATAAGGAGCGGTTCGAAGCCGCCCTTGATGCCGCCGGCATGGCCGGGGTCATCGGCATCAAGGACAAGATCATCGCTGGGCCATGGAAGCCCCTGGCTGATTCCACCATCGCCGCCCGCCAGCGCCGGGGCGTAACCCGGACCAACCGCTACATCGACACCGGCCAGCTTTTGAACGCCACCAACTACGTCAAGCGCAACCGAAGGGCAGGTAGCTAGTGCCGGGATTGAACCCCATCGCCGTCGTCGGCAACAGCCCGATGCTCTCCAGCACCTTCGACGTCGTGCGCGCTACGCTCGTCATGTCGCCTGGCGGCCGGTCGAAGTCCACCTCCGTCACCCTCAAGGGCGTCCGCGGGGTTGTGTGCGCCGCCGGGGGGAAGAACGGGCAGAGCCAGACGGAAGACGCCGTGACCGCCACCAGCACCTACACCGTCATCGCCAAGTGCGCTCTCCGCAAGCAAGCCAACGGGATCATCGCGGACGTGGTTCTGTGGCGGGGACTCGAGCTGCAGGTGACGGATGTGGAGGATTACCTCGTCTTCGGCGAAGGCTGGACTCAGGCCACCGCCACATCTCAGAAGGTCGCGGATCTGCCGCTGGAGCGCAAGAATGGCTACTAACCCCATCAACGACAGCAGCACCGGCGGCTACCTTCTCTCGGAGGAGACGCCCCTCGACGATGACGCCCTGGCAGACGTCCTCCAACCCTTCTTCGTGGGGCTGACCGGCCTCGACGACACGCTCGTCCGCCCGAAGTACCAGAACCCCATCCCGGAGCAGCCGGACACCAGCACGACCTGGCTGGCGTTCTGGGTGAAGAACCGCAATCGGGACTGGGACGCCTTCAGGCACCACGTTCGCGACAAGGCCAGCGACGGAGGCTTTGGAGTCCAGCCCTTCGGCACCAGCGAGTTCGGCGGGAATGGCGAGACCACAGCACCGGCGTTCGACTTCATCTATTCGAACGAGCTGTTCAGCGTCGACATCACGATCTACGGCCCGCTCTGCGAGACGGCCGCCTCCTCGATCTGGAACAACGTGCGGGTTCCTCAGAACCTGGAGGCGCTCGGAAAGTCTTCCATCCGCTACGTTTCGGTCGATGATCCTCAGCCGATGTCGGAGCTGATCAAGCAGGTATGGGTTCGCAGGTTGGACTTCCGGATGCACTTGCGTCGCGCGATATGCTTACGGTATCGGGTACTCGACCTGGCATCGGCGGAGCTCACCGTCATCACCCCGCCCGTAACCAACGTTCTGACCATCACGAGTAGCACCGAGGAGGATTCATGATCGACGAGAGCACTCTAATCGACGTACAGATCTCGCTGGCCCAGACTGCCGGGCAGGGTCAAGACACCAGCGACCTCCTCGTAGTGACCGCGACCGCCCTGATCGACCAGACGCAGGGCTACCGCACCTATACCAGCTCGGCGGCGGTGGCTGGTGACTGGGGCACCGGCGGCCTAGAGTATCAGGCGGCCCTCCTCCACTTCGCGCAGGTTCCCACTCCTCCCCGCCTCCTCATTGGGAGCTGGGCTGAATCCGCGACGGCTGGGAAGCTCCTGGGCGGCGGCCTCTCCATCACGCAGCAAGCTCTTTCGAACTTCACCGGCATCGCCAACGGAGCCTTTGGGCTGGCCGTCAACGGCGGCGCGGTCACGCAGCACACGGGTATCAACTTCACCGGCGCTGTCACGCTGCCGGGCATCGCGGCGCTCATCGCCACGGCGCTCGCTGGAGTTGCAACGGTGGTCTGGAATCAGGTGTATTCCCGCTTCGAGCTGACGAGCGAAACGACGGGCGCAGCCAGCGCGGTCAGCTTCGCGACAACCCCGACCGGCGGCGGCGAGACGGACATCAGCTCCCTGCTCGGCCTGGCGGCTTCCTTCCCCGGAGCGTACACATCGGCTGGGCTTGCGGCCGAGACGGCGCTCCAGAACGCCACCCGCATGGACGCCAACTTCGGCGGCCAGTGGTATGCGTTCGCCAACCCGGCCATCACCGCAGATGCGGACCACCTCGCAGTCCAAGGCTTCATCCAGAGCGGTTCGACTCGGAAGCACTTCTATGGGGCGACGTCGCAGGAGCCGGCGTGCCTTCTGTCGAGCTCCACCACCGACCTCGCGTACACGATGTCGAAGACCTCCTGCAACAAGAGCATGGTCAGCTACTCCTCGACCAACTCTTGCGGGGTGATCTCCGCCCTCGCGCGCATCCTGTACCTCAACTATTCGGGCACCAATACGATGATCTCGCTGGCCTACCAGACGATGCCGACCCTCGTGGCCGAGAACATCACGTCCGGTCAGCTCGCGATCCTTCAGTCGAAGAACTGCAACGTCTACGCGCAGATCGACAACGGCGTTCCGATCTTCTTCCCCGGTACGACCTGCGTCACGAACAACTTCGTGGACACAGTGATCGGCGCCGACGTGTTCGCCGTCTCGCTTCAGGCTGCGGGCTTCAATACCCTCTACACCGCCGCCACCGCCGGGACGAAGGTTGCTCAGGACGACGCGGGCACCCACAAGTTCATCACGAATTACGCGCAGGTCTGCCAGCAATTCGTCGCCAACGGCTTCCTCGCGCCTGGCTACTGGTACGGCGCTCCCTTCGGCACGCTTCAGCCGAACACCGTGGGTGGCGAGCCCTACATGGAGGATGGCTACTACATCTATGGGCCGCCGATTGCCAGCCAGTCTCAGGTTCCGCGTGCAGCCCGCGTCGGAGTCCCCATCCAGATCGCAGGTAATTGCGCTGGCGCAGTCAACACCACCAGCGTGCTGGTAACGCTGCAGCCGTAAAAGGAGAGTCCCGTGGAACCGATTTTCGCAGCTTATTCTTTCGCAGATGTGCAGGGGCTTCTCCTTGGGCCGTCCTGCTCGATCGTCCTCGGCACCGGATCCGGCTCTGCGGAAGAGGGCATCAGCTTCGAAGCTCTCGACGAGCGGACGCGCATGACCATCGGCGCGGACGGCTCTGGCATGCACTCCCTCATCCAGAACCGGGCGGCTCGCATCATGGCGCGCTTCCTCAAGGCCAGCCCCACGAATGCCGCGCTCCAGCAGGCACTCGCGGTGCAATCGTCCTCTTCGCTTCTCTGGGGTCAGAACACCCTGGCCCTGTCGAATCCAGTCACCGGCGACGCAATGACCGCCTCTGGTGTGGCGTTCGGTAAGCAGCCCTCAAACCTGTGGGCGAAGGACGCCAACATCATCGAATGGGAGTTCTATGCGATTCGCGCAACCCTGACCATGGGTGGGGCAATCATTTCGGTTGGGTAATCCAGCTTGACACCCCCTCGATACTGGGGGCATGGAACTCACAGACATCACCATCGGGAAGGCGGCCTATAAGATTGGCCGCCTTTCCACGTTTACCCAGTTGCACGTCCTCCGTCGCCTTGGTCCTTCGCTCCTCTCGCTCCTGCCACTGTTCACCGGTGGCAAAGAGCCAGAGCCGGACGCACCCGCTGAGGAGATTGCCACAGCAGAGGAGGAAACCGCGAAGAAGCTCATCCGGTCGCTCCCCCAGCTAGCGGAAGCCCTCTACGAGATGAAGGACGAGGACGCGGAGTACGTGATCAACCGCTGCCTTGAGGTCGCCTGGGTGGTGCAGCCTACCGGGCCGGCGAGGATCCGGACGAACGGCGTCACCATGATTCAGGACCTCGATCTCCCGACGACGCTGCAGCTCACTTTCAACGTCCTCACGGAGAACCTTGGCGGTTTTTTTCCTACAGAGCTGCCGAAGGTCTAAAGGGCGGCGGCTCCAGCGTCAAACTAGCTCACCTTCGAGACGGCACCGACTTCCTTCTGAGGCCCGTGATGGAGGGGATGTGTCGCTACGAGTCCCTGCTAGACGGCACGCTTACACTTGAAGATATTGCTCGCATGAACGACGCGCTCGACGTGCGCTCTGAGAATCAAGACCGGCTGATGCCGAGGAGTCTAAATGGCAAGTAACTCCAACGTTCTGCGAGAGTACCTGATCAAGCTCGGCTTCAACGTCGACGACAATCAGCTCCGTCGCGTGGAAACGGCGATCGCGAAGACCGAGAAGGTGCTGGCCGGCTTCGCTGAGGGCGTGGCGCTGGTCTCCATCGCCGTCGATAAGTACGTCGTCGGCATGGCTGACAACTTCTCTAAGATGGCCTACGCCAGCCAGCAAATGAACACCAGCGTCCGGAACCTGCAGACGGTGGAGTTCGCCGCGCGGGCGGTCGGCGTGAGCGGGGATGCGGCTGCGGCTGGCCTTCAGAACATGGCGCGGGCAATCCGGTCGAATCCCGGGCTGAACGGTCTCTTGGGCGGTCTGGGCATCAAGCCGGGGCAGGATACGTCCCGCACCCAGAGCGCCCTTTATCACCGCATCGCCAAGATGCCGCGGTACATGGCCCTCCAGATAGCCGGGCAGTTCGGCCTCGATTCGGACACCACCAACCAAGTCCTCAACAACCTCCCCGAGTACGACAAAGCGCAGAAGGCCCACGAGGCCCGGATGCGGAAAGCCGGGCTGAACCCGGACGACGACGCCAAGCGGGCGGTGGAGTTCGAGCGCAACCTCAACACCCTCGAAGATGACGTCGACATTCTGAAGGAGATCATCGGCTCGAAGTTCCTTCCTCTGGTCGACAAGCTGGTGCGCGGGATGACGGTGGTGGCGGGGGTGATGACGACTCATCCGAACCTCACTGCCTTCGGTGGCCTGGCTGGACTGTTGGGCGGCGGGTGGGCGGCGAAGAAGGTCACGGGCTGGGGACTGCGAAAGATCGGCACCTCGATCGGACTGCGCGGCGGAGCGGCCGCTGGCGAGCTGGCGGAGGGCGGCGCTGGCGGCGCGGCGGTCATTCCCTTCGTCGTCCCCATCGTCGTGGGCGTACTGGCGGCCCTTGGCATCGCCTGGGTGCTGAAGAAGTCGGGCGCGCTGGACAAGATGCAGAAGTTCGGGGAGGCCCACAGCGTCGCGAGCGTGTTCCATGCGGCTACGAGCAAGGCTGGCTGGCAAGCTGAAGGAACGGCCGCCATGGGTTTCGTCTCCTGGCTGAAGAGTAAGGAAGGGCTTCGTCATCGGTTGTACGGCTCTCTAGAGGGCGGCGCTGCTTCGATTGGCTACGGCCACAAGCTCAAGCCGGGGGAGCATTTCGGCAGCCTGACGACGGAGCAGGCAAACGCATTGTTCCAGAGCGACCTGGCTGCGGCGGGTGGTGTAGTTTCCAAGCTCACGAAGGGTCTGAATCTCTCTCAGGGATGGCGCGATGCCCTCACGGATTACCAGTTCAACTCGGGCAACCTGGCCGGTGCCCACATATTGCTACGGAAGCTTCGTGCTGGGGACTTGGACGGAGCTGCCCGAGCGTTCGAGCTATACGGTGGATACCACGATGGCAAGGGGGGATTCCACCCCGGCGGCTCGGACGCCATCAGCACCACGCTCCTGAACCGTCGCCTGGGCGATGAAAAGATGGCGCGCGGCGTCTCGATCAACCAGAAGACCGACATCCACGTCACCGGCGGCTCGGACCCCGAAGCAACTGGGCGCTCCGTCATGCGTACTCAGAAGCACGTCAACGCTGACCTCGCGCGGAACGCGGCAGGGGCACCCGGATAATGAGCCTAACGACCACACCGCAAAGCATCTTCAGCACCCCGCCTCCGGCCCAGAAGGTGTCTCTCGACCCCCGGCGCGCTCTTGGCTCGCTGACGGCCGATTGTGTCATCGAGGAGGCGCACGTAGACCGGTCTTCCATTACCCGTATGCCAGTGGAGTCCGGATCCACAATCTCGGATAACATCATCGACGAGCCGAACGAGGTCACCCTCACCTATGGGTGGAGTTCTGGCAGCCCGCAGAACGTAGGGAAATTCAACACCGCGACGATTAGCCTCTTGGCAGCAAATCTCTCCCAGCCGGACGCGGATGCGACCACGAGCGGCGGGGGCGCGCAGGTCACCGACACGACGCCAAGCAGCTTCGCGAACCCGCACTTCATCCAAGCGGTCTACCAGCAGCTCCTCGACCTCAAAGCGTCGCACGTCCCCTTCGCCATCTACACCGGCAAGCGGGTCTACCAGAACATGCTCATCGAGTCGATTGCCACCACGACCGACGCGAACACCGAGAACTCGCTCATCGTCCGGATCGTCTGCCTGAATGTCAATCTGGTGTCGACGACCACGATCCAGCTCACCTCGGTCAATCCCGCGAACGTGGCGGACCCGCAATCCGGCCTCGGCACGACGCAGGTGGGCACCGTGCAGGCGTCCCCGGCGTCCCCGCCCAGCGTCCCGTCATTCCAGAACGACCTCACGAAGTCAGCCGCCGAACGGTTCCCCTTCCCAGAGTCCGAGGTGACCCCATGAACTTCTACGAGATCCCGCTCCTGGCCCTGCCGCAACTGCTCTCTGTGCAGTTGGGCGCAACCACCTACCAGCTCAACATCTACTGGAGCAAGGCTGCCCAGTGCTGGGTGCTGGACATTCTCGACACGAGCGCGAACACCATTGTCGGCGGGCTCAATATGGTCACAGGCGTCGACCTTCTCGGCCAGCTCGGCTACCTCGGCATTGGCGGATCGCTCTTCCTCCAATCGGGCGGCGCCGATCCCCTGGTGGCTCCCACCTTCGAGAATCTCGGCCAGTCCGTGAACCTCTACTTCATCCCCTTCACCCAATGAGCCAGACCGGAGTCCAATTCGGCCGCATCGCCTCGCTGCTTGTGGGTAATCAAGTGGAGACGACGGACCTTAGCGCCCTGCGCTTCCGCTTCGAGGTGAAGCAGTCGGAGGTTTCGACGCCGAACACCCTCATCGTCCGCATCTACAACCTCAGCCCCCAGACCGTGAACAAGGTGGTTCAGCAGTACACCTCGATCAAGCTGCAGGTGGGCTACGTCGGAACGGGCCTCAATCAGATTTTCAGCGGAGACATCAAGTACTTCAAGAAGGGGAAGGAGAGCGGCACCGACCGCTTTTTGGAGATCACTGCCGGGGACAACGACTTCGGCTTCAACTACGGCAACGTCAACCAGACGCTCGAGGCCGGCGCCACGCCGCAGCAGGTCGTCTCGGCATGCGCGGATGCGATGGGCGTGACCGTAGACAAGTCCGCTCTCGATCTGCAGAGCTTCGGCGGCGCGTTTCCGAGGGGCAAGGTGCTGTTCGGCCTGGCGCGGGTGTATCTCGATCAGGTGGCGGCTACAGCGAACGCCGCTGGCAGCCACTGGTACGTCGAGAACGGCGTTCTGAAGTTCGTCAGCACCACCGGGTATCTGCCTGGCACCGCAGTCGTCCTCAGCCCTTCGACTGGCCTCATCGGAATCCCCGAGTTCACGATCGACGGAGTGGAGTGCCGCTGCCTGATGAACGGCGCTGTCAAGATCGGAACGGCCATCCAGCTCGCTCCCGACCTCATCACCCAGACTCTCGCGGCGAAGGGGACGAGTCCGGCCGGCTCCGGGATCATTCTGCTCCCCAACACCCAAAACTCCTTCACGAATGTCGCGCAGGTCCAATCCGGATCCAATCTCTACCGCGTGGCCGTCGCAGAGCATTCGGGCGATAGCCGCGGGCAGGAGTGGTACACCGACATCACCGCCCTCTCGATCAACCCTTCCGCCCCGGCGGGACAGCAGGTGAGTCCGCAATGAGCCAGCTAGAACGCGCAAACGACCTCGAAGCCAGCATCAAAGCCATGATCCGGGCGGAACTGCTCGCCCTCCAAACCTGCTGCCCGGTGGACGTGGTGACGTTCGACCCCATCAAGATGACGGCTACCTGCCAGCCCAACATCCGCGTTCGCGTCCCCCTGCCGGACGGGACGTACATGATGGTGCAGCCTCGGCTCCTGGTGAACGTGCCGGTCCTCTTCCAGTCTGGCGGTGGCTTCACTACGACCTACCCCATCGCGCCCGGCGATGAGGGCATTTGCGTCTTCTCCTCGCGCGCGATCGATCTTTGGTGGCGCGCCGGCGGTCTCCAAGACCCGATCGAGTTCCGGATTTTCTCCTGGGATGACGGCTTCCTCTTCGTCGGACCGCGCAGCCAAGTAAACCTGCTCACGGCGGTCAGCACCACCCAAGTCCAGATGAGGAGCGACGATGGCACAACGTATATCGGGATCGGACCTGTCGGGGTGGTTGACATCGTTCTCCCCAGCTCGGGCCTACTCACCATCACCGGAAACGTGCTCATCACCGGCACCCTCAACGGCCATACCCCATAGCGGCTTGCAGGGCAAGCTAGGATGTGACTATGCGCTACCGTGCCCAATCAGCGACCGGAGATTTTACCTTCGGGGTCAATGGTCAGAATTA